ACTTCACTTTGGTCAGAGATAAGAGATACACCCATGAAAGACAAACATTATTGGTTTCTCTCTTACATGATGGTTCATATGGTTACTTAAATCAATATGGTAGAGTAGCGTCTTATCCTGATTTGGGATCTTTTGATTTTACCATCACAGGAACAACTGGACAATTGTTGTTCTACCCCAATAAGTTCACCATTAATGATTATAATGTTGCACATGTTTCTCACGATTTAAGAGAGGCGGCAGGAATAGGTAGTACGACCCTTGGAGATGTTGTACAGATTGATTCTGCACAAACAACATTCTCATCTGGAGCAACTGCAGCATCTTCCATTGTTGGAATCGCTTCAACATATCGTTCATCAAAGATCATAGTTGAGATTGGTGGGGTAGATGGATCTTATTATGAATTCGATGAAATCAATATGATCCACAACGGATCTGAAATTGATATTATTGATTATGGTCAATTGACTGATGAAATTTTAACACCTACAGGAACACCTGGTCTTGGAACCTATATTCCAAGATATGATGGTTCTGAAATAAGAATTGATTTCAAACCAGATTCAGCTCTTGGTGTTGGTGTAACCATCAATGTCTTGGCAGTTTCAATTGCTAGTAGCATATCTGGAGCAACAGGAGTTGGAACTCAACAACTTAATAACGGAAGACTTAGTTCCGCATATGCCACCATTGCAGCTTCTGGATCCCCTGGAGTTACCACAATAACACAATACCCAGATGATCATTTGGCAGCATATTATATTGTAAGCATAGAGGACAAAACAAACCAAAGATATCAAATGTCAGAGGTGATTGTCATTTCTGCCGGATCTACAGCATCTATCACAGAATATGGTATTTTAGAAACCGATGCATCTCTTGGAACGATTGATGCAAACGTAGTTACTGGAGGCACAGATCTCACATTTACTCCAATCGCTGATATTGATGTTGATGTTAGAGTATTCCAACAGGCGTTGTGTTTTGATAGAGGAATTACTGATACAGAGATAAGTTTTACTAACGCGCTTATTTCTAGTGGTTTCGGTGACTATGAAGGAACTGAAAGATCTGTTAAGAGAGAATTCAATCTTACCCACAACTCTAGAAATATTTTCCAAAGAGACTTTGACGGAAGTAATACTTCTATTGCAAATACGTCAACAAATACAATTGAATTGCCAGAGCACTTCTTTGTAACTGGAGAAAAACTTCTTTATACTTATTCTGGATCAGACTCTTCAACTGCTAATGCTGTTGGAATAGCAACAACCTCAATTTCTGGTATTGGAAATACTGACAAACTTCCAACAACAGTTTATGCAGTTAAAGTTAGTGAGAAAACTATTAAGTTGGCAGCTTCAGCTGAAGATGCATTAAAAGTAAATCCAGTTGTACTTGATCTTACTAGTGTTGGTATTGGAACATCTCACGTCTTTACTGCAACAAATCAAAATGCAAAAGCATTGATTTCTATTGACAATTACATCCAATCACCCATTGTTGCTTCTGCAGTAACAACAACAATTTCGGAGGCTGCATCTACCGCTGACAATAGACTCAAATTTGCTGGAATAACTTCATTCTTCGGTGGAGACTTGATTAAGGTTAATGATGAAATAATGAGAATTGATGGTGTTGGAATAGGAAGCACAAATGTTATTTTGGTCAAGAGACCTTGGATGGGAACAGTAGTCGCAAATCATGCTGCTAACTCTGTTGTTACTAAGATTGAAGGTAATTACAATATTGTTAATAATACACTTCACTTTGTTGAAGCACCTCAAGGTCCAACCCCAATTGGATCAATAACTAATCGACCAGATCAAAGAGATTATACTGGTTTGACGACATATTCTACTTTCCATGGTAGAACATTCATGAGATCTGGAATTGTTGGAACAACAACAGATTCATATTCCGCAAACTACGTTTTTGATGATATCTCTGATGGATTTACTGGAATAGCAAAGACCTTCACCTTAACATCCAACAAACAAAATGTTACTGGATTCTCTACAGATAATGCAATTGTGCTCATAAACGGAATATTCCAAGGACCACAAGGAACTCAGGCAGAAACTCAAGATTATACTTTGACAGAAAGTTCTGGTATAACCAGTGTTAGATTTACAGGAACAGCCTCTTCTGTAGGATATGATATTAATGCATCAAACGTTCCTGTTGGTGGAGTATTAGTTTCTGTTGCATCAACTGAAGGATTTGGATTGCAACCACTTGTTGCTGCTGGAGGAACAGCAGTTGTTTCTGCTGCTGGAACAATTTCATCAATTAGCATTGGAAACAGTGGATCTGGATATAGAATTGGAATACAGACTGTAGTTAATGTAGGAGTTCAGACCTCAAGCACTGGAACAGCAAATATAGAATTCATCGGAACTGCATCTGTAAGTAACGGTAGAATCGTATCTGTTGCCATTACAAATCCAGGGGTTGGATATACAAGATCAAATCCACCAACTGTTGTCATTGATTCACCATTATCATATTCAAATATTTCTCTGATTTATAGTTCTTCCTCTGTATCTGGAGTTGGAACTCAGGCAAAAGTTGATATTGTTGTTGGACAAGGATCAAGTGTAATTGATTTTACTATAAGAAACACTGGATATGGATATGGTCAAGGTGAAATACTAACCATCCAAACTGGTGGAAATATTGGTATTCCAACTGATACAACAAAAACTTTCAAAGAATTCCAAATAACTGTTGATAAAGTTTATAATGACAATTTCTCTGGATGGTCAGTTGGTCAACTTCAGGTTTTAGATTCATTTGAATCCTTATTTGATGGAACTTCCAAATCATTCCCACTTAAGTTAAACGGTGGATTTATTACAATTCGCGCAGCAAACGGATCCAACATTGATATAAAATCAACTCTTCTCATCTTCATCAATGATATCCTTCAGGTTCCTGGACAGGCATATACCTTTGAAGGTGGAAGTTCTATTGAATTCACCGAATCACCTAAAAAAGGAGACACTGCAAGAATCTTGTTCTACAAGGGTAGTGGAGATACTGATGTTATCTTTAAAGATATTATTGAAACAGTTAAAGTTGGTGACGAATTAACATTACAAAATGATCCTGGACTTGGACAAGGTATTGGACTTTTACAAGATACTAGAGTTATTACTGGAATCAATACATCGGATTCCGTGACAACAAATCCATATTCTGGACCAGGGATAACTACAGATGATACTTTACTGAGACCACTTAAGTGGTGCAGACAAACAAAGGATAAGTTTATTAATGGTATTAGAGTTGGTAAGGATAGAGTTAAGTATGAACCTCAAATCTATCCAGCATCATTGCTTATTTCTTCTACAGGAATTGGTTCAACATCAATTTATGTAGATAGCATCAGACCATTCTTTGATGCTAGAAATGAAAATAGCATTCTCACTTTCCAAGATAAAGTGAAGTTAACTTCTCAAGACTCTTTGGTTGGTGCATCTGCAACTGCAACTGTATCTGCTGCAGGAACTATAACATCCATTACAATCACTGATGGTGGATTTGGTTATTCTTCTGCACCTATTGTTACTATTGAAACTCCAGTCGGAATTGCTACAACAGAAAGAGCGTCTGCAACAGCGACGATATCATCTGGAGTTGTTGATGCAATCTCTGTGACTGGACCTGGAACTGGATACACATCAACGAATCCACCTGCAGTTCTGATTGAACCACCAACTCTGAAGCAAGAGACAATCGACGTTTCTTCCTTCTCAGGAGATTCTGGAACTATTGTTGGATTTGGAACAACTTCATCTCCATCAGAGCAAATGACCTTTGATTTGTTTATTCCTCTTAATTCATATCTAAGAAACACTGTTATTGCTGGAACTGCACTCACTATCAGTGGTATTTCAACTGGTGATTACTTCGTTGTTTATAACTCCAATGTTGGATCATCTACGACTTCAACAACATCTTTTGATAATGGTAGTCAAGTCATTGGAGTTGGAACACAATTTGTTGATAATGTATATCAAGTTTCTTCGTTCTCGGTGGTGAGTGTTGCTAATACATCTATTGGTCTTTCGACTGTTGGCACAGCAACAACAGAAGTGATTAGAGTTAGTGCTGCATCATCTACACCAAAATCATTCTCTGGTATAACAACAGCACCTTTCCTTGGTGAATATAGTTGGGGTAAGATTAACCTGTCCGCAGGAGTTTCTACAACTTTCAGCAATCATACTAGTAGAGGTGTTGGAGGACTTTCAACTTCAACCCTCGTGAATAGAAGTGCTTTCCTCAAGTTCAAAGACTATACTGCATAACCTAATAAATAGATAAAAAAAGTCTGTAAAATGGCAGCTATTATAACTGATCAACTTCGAATTGTTAATGCAAAGAATTTTGTTGCGGGAGTTGCATCCACTAGTAATTCTTACTATTCGTTTGTAGGACTTCCAAATCCTACAGACTATGATAGTGATTGGAACACAACTCCCCCCTCACCAAAAGATAATTTTGATGAGGAGAACAATTATTGGGACACAATGATTGCCCTGAAGAAGATCACTAAAAATGATGTTCGACAGGTTGTTAAAAGAACAACCTGGACATCGGGGATCACTTATGATATGTATCGCCATGATATAAGTGCAACTAATACATCTAAACCATCTAATTCAGTTGATTTATACTCTGCAAATTACTATGTAATGAATAGTGATTACAGAGTTTATATTTGTCTCCAAAATGGAACTACTCCAGAAAATCCTTCTGGAAGACCATCCTTAGACGAACCAACATTCACTGATTTAGAACCAAGGTCTGCAGGAACAAGCGGCGATGGATATGTCTGGAAATACTTATATACAATCAACCCAAGTGATATTGTAAAATTTGACTCTACTGAATATATGCCAGTTCCTCAAGATTGGGAAACTAGCACCTCTACCGCTGCTGTAAGAAATAATGCTTCAACTAGCGGTCAAATAAAAGTTGTAACAATTTCAAATAGGGGAGTTGGATTAGGAACTGCAAATAGAACATATACCAGAGTTCCAATTAGAGGTGATGGAAGCGGTGCTGAGGCAACAGTTGTAATTAACAATGATGCAAAGGTTGATTCAGTAACAATATCTAAAGGAGGGTCTGGATATACCTTTGGAATTGTTGATTTAGCAGGTGGAGGTGTTCCAACTGGATCATCATCTCCAGTTTTTGATGTTATTATTCCACCTCAAGGTGGTCATGGAGCAGATATTTACAGAGAACTTGGTGCATATAATGTTCTTTTATATTCCAGAATTGAAAATGATACGGAAAATCCCGATTTTATAACTGGAAATGAAATTGCAAGGGTAGGGGTTGTGGAAAATCCACAATCAAACTCAAATTCAAATTTGACTCTTGACAAAGCAAGTGCTGTTTATGCATTAAAATTGACAGGAGTTGGTTATAGTTCAGTTACATTTACCGCTGATACTCAAATAACTCAAACTATTGGAGTTGGATCTACTGCTTTTGGTAGAGTAGTTTCATATGATAAAAATACTGGAGTTTTGAAATATTGGCAAGATAGATACCATGTTGGATTTAATACTGATGGTACAAGAAATACTTCGCCAACTTACGGATTCAAAATGCATAGATTTACCGCAGACATTGGAAGCGGTGGATCATTTAATATTGTAGGCGGAAGTGCTACTTTAGGCATTCAAACAACATTTGGAAGTTCTTCTAATCCAGGTGTTAGTACCGTAATAAATAGTAGGACATATTATTTGGGACAGTCGTTTGTGAAGGGAGTTTCCCAACCAGAAGTCAAAAAATATTCTGGAAACATCATATATGTCGACAATAGACCGTCAATCACTAGGTCATCAAACCAAAAAGAAGATATCAAAGTTATTTTGCAATTCTAAGGAATTATGTCTCAGGAAACTAATCTCAACGTAGCTCCATATTTTGATGACTATAATGAACCAGTAATTGGTGGGAAAGATAAGGACTACTATAAAGTCCTTTTTAAACCAGGTTATCCAGTTCAAGCAAGAGAACTGACAACCCTTCAGTCAATTTTACAGAATCAAGTTGAACAATTTGGCACACATTTCTTTAAGGAAGGTGCTAGGGTAATTCCTGGTCAATTAACTTACCTCAAAGATTTCTTTGCGGTAGAAGTTGAGAGTAATTTTCTGGGGATACCAGTATCTCTTTATTTGGACCAACTTGTTGGATTACAAATCCGTGGAGAAACTTCTGGAGTTGTAGCAGTAGTCAAAAAGGTTATCACATCAGATGAGTCTGAAAGAGGAAATATAACCCTTTATGTTGACTACTATAGTTCAAACCAAAATAACTTCTCCAAGAGAGAATTTGATGATGCAGAAAATCTGATTGCAGATTCGGATATTTCTTTTGGAAATTCTTTCATTGTATCTGGTGAAGGATTTGCTAGAACTATTGACACAAATTCAACTTCTATTGGATCCGCATTTGCTTTATCTCAAGGAGTTTATTTTTTAAGAGGTTATTTTGTAACCGTCAATGACCAGATTTTACTGTTAGATCAATATACAAATACTCCCAGTTACAGAGTTGGTCTGGAAGTAGTCGAAGATGTAATTTCAGCAGACATTGACCCATATCTGAATGATAATGCTGGTGGTTTTAATAACTATTCTGCCCCAGGAGCAGATAGATTAAAAATTACTGCAACTTTAGCAAAGAGAGATTTAGACGATTTTGAAACACCTGGATTTGTAGAATTAGCAAATGTTAAGGATGGTGTTTTAAGAGAATTAAATAAAAATACAAATTATAACTTATTAGCAGATGAGTTAGCAAGAAGAACTTTTGATGAGTCTGGAAATTATTATATCAAGTCTTTTACAACAAGTATAAAAGAAAGTCTTAATGATGGAAAAGGTAATGGTGGTATATATCGCTCAAATCAATTAACTTCATCTGGAGATAGTCCATCAGAAGACATGATGGTCTATAAAGTTGGTCCAGGAAAGGCATATGTAAGAGGATATGAAGTAGAAAAAATATCCTCAACATTCCTAGATATTCCCAAACCAAGAACAACAAAATTAATTGAAAATAAAGCAGTTAATTTTGATTTTGGAACTACTTTTGAACTCAATAGATCATCAGGAGCTCCAAGTATAGGTATCAACACCTCTGCAACTGTAAGTTTAAGAGATCAAAGAATCGGAGTAAGTTCTTACGTTGCTGCTGGCAAAGAAATTGGTGTTGCTAGAGTCTATGATTTTGCATTAGAGTCTGGTTCTTATGAGTCAAACTCAAATTTGAACAGATGGGATATCTCTTTATTTGATATTCAAACATATGGTGATTTGTCCATCAATGAACCAATTACTCTTTCAGTACCAGCAAGAGTTAAAGGTGATTCTAGTGGCGCTATTGGATTCTTAAAAAATAGCGTGACTGCTGGAACTGCACTGACAGTGTATCAGATATCTGGTGAGTTTATAAATGGCGAAAAACTAATTTTTGATAACTCTAATTCGACCAGAGTAAGCACAGGATTCACGAATTATGGTATTTCTGACGTAAAATCCCTTTATGCAAACGTTGGAGCATCAAAAACGTTTGCTGCTGATACTTTACAATCAGTTTCTTTCTCAATTGGTGGTGGAAATGCAACAATTTCCCCATTTTCAGCAGGAGTGGCAACAGTAACAAGTGCATTAGTAACTTTCCCAGGAATCGTTACCACTGGAAACTTACTGCGTTATACTCTTGGTAATGCAACAGACCCATCTTTTGCAAAAATTGATCAAGTTTTAACAAATTCTCTGATAATCAGTGGAGTAACGACTGTCACTGGAATTTGTGACGGAACTTTTTCCGTTGGAGTTTCAACAAGCGTAAATGATCTCAGTTTGCTCGGAACAAAGTTCAGAGGGTCAAAAAATAACGGCGGATTATTTGCAAGATTACCAAAAGTCAACATTGAATCTGTAGATTTAACAAATTCAAACATTGTTTTGAGAAAAGAATATGATGTAACCATTACATCAAATTCATCCAACACGATTTCAGTTGGAACCAATTTAGTATTTTTACCATTTGACGAAGAAAGATATATTTTAGTTCGTTCTGATGGAACTCTTGAAACTCTGACGGAAGATAAGTTTGATTTTACCAACGGATCAACGGAACTTACAATTAATGGACTTGGAAGTAACGATTCTGCAGCAAAATTAGTTGCTACCGTTAGAAAAGACGTTGTAACTTCAAAATCAAAGAGAAAAACCGCAATTTCTTCTTTAATTGTAGATAAATCAAACTACGACTACTCAGGAATAGGATCAACAACCAGAAATGATGGACTTACTTTTGGTTCATATCCATTCGGAACCAGAGTTCAAGATGAAAAGATTTCTTTAAACGTTGCGGATGCCATTGAACTGTTAGGAGTATATGAATCATCGGATACATCCAATCCAACACTACCAAATTTGGTTCTTGGATCTTTGGATGGACCAACATCAAAAACTGATGACTTGATTATTGGGGAAGAACTGATTGGATCTGTTAGTGGTGCTAGAGCAAAATATGCAGAAAAACTCAATAGCAGTAAAATTGGATTTGTATATTTAAATCAAAATACTTTCCAGTCTGGTGAAATAATTTCATTCCAAAATTCTGGTGTCAATGCAATCGCTGGAACTTTAGATCAAGGTAGCAATAATATAACAAGTAGATTCACATTCAATAATGGACAAACTCCAACTCATTATGGATATGGATATATTCTTAGAAAACAAGGAGTAAAGTCTCCAATAAGAAAATTAAAAGTTGTATTCTCAAAAGGATACTACGAATCTTCTGACACTGGAGACGTAACAACCTCTAATTCATATGCAGACTTTGATTACCAAAAAGATATTCAAGTTTTAGATGGAGTAAGAAACACTGATATAATTGATGTAAGACCAAGAGTTAATGACTTCACAGTTTCTAGTGGGTCAAGATCCCCATTTGAATTTGATGGAAGATCTTTCTCTGATGGAAATCATAGTTCAAATCATGTATTTGCGAGTGACGAATCATCAACATTCTCGTTTAATTACTATCTGCCAAGAATTGACAGAGTGTATTTAACCAAAGATGGTGTATTCCAAGTAAAAGTTGGAGAACCTTCAGATGATCCAAAACTTCCAACAGAAGTTTCCGAGTCTTTAAATATCGCTAACATTGCGTTACCTCCATATCTCTATGATGTAAAAGATGCCGAAGTAACTTTTGTAAATTATAAGAGATATCAGATGAGTGATATCTTCAGACTTGAAAATAGAATTAAAAATCTTGAGTATTATACATCACTTTCACTTCTTGAGGACAACACCGCTAATTTGTTTGTTGCTGATGCTCAAGGACAAAATAGATTTAAGTCTGGATTCTTGATTGATAACTTCTCATCTGTAGGAACACAAGACGTTAGTGTTGGTGTCAAGAACAGTCTAGATGTTCAAAATGGTCAATTGAGACCATCACACTACACAACTCAATTAAATCTTGAGATTGGGTCAGATGCAATCGCTGGACTCGGTACAACTACAAATTCAACTCAAGATCGTAATTATCTTAGCAATATTACTGGAAATAACATTAAAAAAACTGGTAATGTTGTAACTCTGGATTACACAGAATCTCTATGGGTTGAACAACCATTTGCAACCAGAGTAGAAAATGTTACCCCATACTTAGTTAAGAGTTATGAGGGAACTATTGATTTAGAACCATCAGTAGATGTTTGGATTGATGTAAATCGTCTTGAAGTCAGAGACGTTAGAATGGAAGGATCTTTCACTGGCGTTGCTGAAGCATTAAGAGCAGAAATAGACGACAGGGCAGATGGTTCTAGACTTGGAGTAAGTCCAATCATTTGGAATTCTTGGGAAACTAATGGTGTAAGACAGAACATCAATCTTTCCCTTGGATTGAATATGAATACTGGTGGTAATACAGTTTCCGCTAATGTAAGTGGAAATGTAAGTCTTACAACCAATCTTGATCAGAGAAGAACTGGTGTAAGACACACAGTTAGAGAACAACTCGATACAGAATCTCTTGGAGACAGAATTGTCAGCAGGGACATAATTCAGTTCATGCGTTCGAGGAACATTCAGTTCACTGCTAGACGCATGAAACCAAATACGCAACTTTATGCGTTCTTTGATAATGTTGATGTTAATGGGTTCTGTTTCCCTAAATTACTTGAAATCACTATGGAATCTGGCACCTTCCAAGTAGGTGAAAGAGTTCGTGGAACGATGATAACAGCACAGAATGTTACCGACGTTGATCCAGACACGATTCCAAATATTGATTTTAGAATTGCATCATCAAATCACAAGTATGGACCTTATAACAATCCAACTGATGTCTTCACAGAAAATCCATATGATAGAAATAATGTAATTCCAGCGTCTTACTCAGAAACTAGCACTGTTCTGAACATTGATACTTTCAGTCTATCAAACGAAAGACAACCAGAATACTGGGGTTGGATTTCATCTGGAATGATATTGAGAGGTCAGAGCAGTGGTGCTGTTGCCACAGTCACAAATGTAAGACTAATTTCAGATAATGTCGGAACATTAATTGGATCATACCTTGTTCCAGATGGAACTGGTGATTATCCATCATTTGAAACTGGAAGATCTGCATTTAGATTAACTAATAGTTCAATAAACAGTAGAGTCGGTGGTGTCGTAACCACTTCCGCTGAAGAAATTTTCTACTCAGAAGGAAGTATCGACAATACTCAAGAAGCAACTCTTTCTTTGAGAAATGCTAGAGTAGAACATGAAGAATTTGAACAGAGTAGAACATTAACATCTTCAACTTCAGCATCTGCTAGTGCTAGTGCATCTGCAAGAGTTATAACTCAAGTAGTTAGACCAGTTAGAAGAGATCCTCTTGCCCAAACTTTCTATGTTGATGATGAAACTGGAATTTTTGTTACAAGTCTGAATGTTTATTTCAATACCAAATCATCAACTTTACCAGTATATTGTCAAATCAGAGAAGTTCAGAATGGTCTTCCTTCATCAACAATCTTAGCATTCTCTGAAGTAGAACTTTCAGCAGATGAGGTTAATACTTCTGATGATGCTACAGTTGCAACCAAATTTACTTTTGATTCTCCAGTTTATCTGAATGGTAATAGAGAATATGCACTGGTTCTTCTTTCAGATTCTACAGATTACACTGCATGGATCTCAAGAATTGGTGAATCTGATGTAACCTCTATTGCAACTGAAGCGGGACAAGTTCTGGTTTCCGCTCAACCAATCCTTGGATCACTCTTTAAGTCACAAAATGCTTCTACTTGGGATGCAAGTCAATATGAAGATTTGAAGTTTGAATTATACAGAGCGGATTTCGTTACCAACGGATCTGTACAGTTCTTCAACCCAACCCTTCCAACTGATATTTCCAGATTGAGAAGGGACGCATTTGATATTGATTCAAAAACAATTCGTATTGGAATTGGAACCACAGTAAATGATCCAGACTTGTCAAATGGAAATACAATTATCCAATTACAATCTGGTGCAACAGGAAATCTTGTTGGAACTGCGGGAACAATCAATACCTTACAAATTACAAACGTCGGTACGGGATACACTCCAAGCAGTGGTGGAACAACTTATTCCAACTTGACTCTAACAAACGTTGTTGGAACTGGTAGAAATGGAACGGCAGACATTACGATAAGTAATGGAGTCGCTATCGCTGCTACCGTTAATGATGGAGGAACTGGATATTCTGTAGGAGATCTTCTTACAATCTCTGCGGTTGGAGTTTCATCTCTTGGCAGAAACTTAAGATTGAGTGTATCTGATATCAGTGGATTAAATGAACTCACTATAGCAGACGTTCAGGGAGACTTTACTGTAGGTGCAGGATTTACATTAACCTACATCAACAACTCTGGAGTTACAACTACATTGAATGCCTCTAAAGGTGGTAATGTAACAATTACTGGTACTATTCAAGAGGTGTTTGATGGATTGCACTTTAAAGTCAATCACAGAAACCATGGTATGTACTCCGATGTCAATAAAGTGACAATTAGCAATGCTCTCCCAGATGTAATTCCAACATCACTGAGCGTTGACTACACCGCAGCATCAACGTCTGCGATATCTGTTGCTAGCACCTCCAACTTTACGACTTTTGAAGGTGTAAGTGTTGGCAGCACAAACCCAGGATACGTTTTAATGAATGATGAGATTATTGAATATACTGGTATTTCCGATTCGACTTTAACTGGAATTACAAGAGAGATAAATGGAACAAAGGCTTTCCCATATTCCGTTGGAACTCTTGTTTATAAGTATGAAATGAATGGAGTATCACTCCTTAGAATCAATAAGACACATGATTTAAGTGATGCAAGTATTTCAAATCAAATTGGGTTGGACCATTACTTCTTGAAGGCTGATATGTCTTCTGGTACAAATCTTACAGATAGAACTGGAGCATCATTCCCCAAACTGTTCTTTACGGAAACGAAAAAGGTTGGTGGTCAAAAAATTGATGCAACGTATAATGTTCCATACAACATCATTACACCAAAAATTGAATCAGTATCACCCAAATTTACAACATTATCCCCATCCGTTAGAACAATCACTGGAAAATCAATTGATGGAACTGAGACACCATACGTCGATAAGGGATTCCAACCAGTTACATTATTCAGTAATAACTATTTTGATTCTCCAAGAACAATTGCATCTCGCATTAATGAAGATGCAAGATTGCAAAATCTACCAGGAAGAAAATCATTTACACTCAACATGGATATGTTGAGTGCTGATTCGAGATTGTCTCCTTGCATTGATATTACAAGATCAAGCATTATCTTTACATCCAATAGAATTAATGCACCAATAAGTAATTATGTAACTGATAACAGAGCAAATACAATAGAAAGTGATCCAAACGCATTCTATTATGTTTCAAAACCAATTTCTCTGGAAAACTCTGCTACATCAATCAAAGTTCTCTTGACTGCATCTCTTGGACTGGAAAGTGATATTCGTGGATTCTATGCCATTCAAAATGATGTATCAGATGATCCAATCTTTGCTCCATTCCCAGGTTATACTAACCTCAATGCGAGTGGTGATGTAATTGATGTTTCTTTGAATAATGGTTCTTCTGACAAAAATGTTATCAAGAACACCGCATATGATTATGTTCCAACTCCAAATTCATTTAATGAGTATGAGTTCACAATCGATAAATTACCATCGTTCAAAGTCTTTAGAATTAAATTGGTCATGACTTCAACGAACTCTTCTATTGTACCGGTAATTCAAGACTTGAGAGTAATTGGATTTGCTTAAAATGAATAAAAATTTGATTCCCGTTGAAGGTGAGACTAGTCTATAGAGACCCCCAAACAAATGCAATTGTAAATGTGAATAAATCTGAATATGAATCTTACATTTCCAGAAAAAATCATCAAGAAAATGAAAAAAATAGAATTGACAATCTGGAAAATGATGTCAATTCTATAAAAAATGATTTAAATGAAATAAAATTTCTTTTGAGGAGTATTGCAAATGAAACTTGATCCTGATGAAGTATCACTAGAAAGTGTGAATAAACTTTTTGAATATGAAAAAATTTCTAGAGAGATAGATAATATAGATGATATTGAACTTGTGAGAACTGTTGCAAAATGTTATGTTAAATTATACTACAAACAAGCAGAAGTAGTGGCGAAACTCTAATGGCATCACACACAATCAAGTTCGATCCAAGTGCAGGTGTTGCATATGGTGTTAATTTAAAGATTAACGCTGGAGCAACATTTAGCGATTCATTTACTGTTACTAGAACAGATGGGACTGCTTTTGATTTTACTAGTTGGACTGCCTCATCACAGATGGCAAAAAGTGTGTCTGTTGGATCAACTTCTTATGCAGTAGCAACTTTTAGTGTTGGATTTACTAGCACCACTGAGGGCAAATTTATCTCTTCCATAAGTGCTGCTCAAACAAGAAATTTAGTAGAAGGAAGATATGTGTATGAAATTCTTGTTAGTTCTGGAACGACTGTTTATAGACTTGCGGAAGGAAATGTTCTGGTGATCCCTGGCATTTCTTCAGCACCATAAATAATTTGAGAGGTAATAATTAAATGGCGCAACCTTCTTCAAGGTCAGAATTAATAGATTATTGCAAAAGAAAACTGGGAGCGCCAGTTTTAGAGATCAACGTTGCTGATGAGCAAATTGAGGATCTTGTTGATGACGCTATTCAATTTTTTCAAGAAAGACACTTTGATGGTGTCTCTCAAATGTATTTGAAATATCAAATAACAGAAGATGATATAAAAAGAGGTCAAGCGCCAGCGAGCGGTGTAAAGACTGGAATTGTTACAACGACAGAATCGGCAACTATTGCTGGGGTTTCAACAAGTTTTAGTTATGAGGAGAACAGCAATTATTTGCAAATACCTCCAGCAGTTATCGGTGTAAATAAAATATTCCATTTTGATGGAACAAACACTGTTACAAACAATATGTTCAGTGTGAAGTATCAATTGTTTCTTAATGACATATATTATTGGGGTTCAACTGAAATTCTGACCTATGCAATGGTACAAACGTATCTGTCAGATATCAACTTCCTGTTAACTACCGAAAAACAAATAAGATTTAACCAAAGACAAGACAGATTATACCTGGATATTGATTGGGGAAGTGTTACTGCTGGAAACTACTTAATCATAGATTGCTTTAGAGTATTGAATCCAGAAGATCACACTAGAGTTTATAATGACTCTTTCTTAAAACCATACTTAACATCTCTTATCAAGAGACAATGGGGACAAAATCTTATTAAATTCCAAGGAGTGAAATTACCTGGTGGAATTGAATTGAATGGAAGACAAATATATGATGATGCTCAAAAAGAATTGGATGCTTTAATGGAAAAAATGTCCAATACTTATGAACTTCCCCCATTAGACATGATAGGATAATGCCATGCTCAATCCATTTTTTCAGCAAGGGACAAGAGGTGAACAAAATCTTATACAAGATTTAATTAATGAACAACTGAAGATTTATGGTGTGGAGGTATATTACATACCAAGACAGTATGTAAATAAAAATACAATTATTAGAGAAGTAATAGAATCGAAATTTGAGAATGCATATCCAATTGAGGCATATGTAGATACCTATGATGGATATCAAGGTTTAGGAACCCTGATGTCTAAATTTGGCATCCAAGAAATGGATGACTTGGTTCTGATTTTATCCAAAGAGAGATACGAATCATATATAACGCCATTAATAAAAAATTTACCAAACATAGAATTAGCAACCAGACCCAAAGAAGGTGATTTAATTTACTTTCCTTTGGGGGATAGATTGTTTGAAATTAAATATGTTGAGCATGAAAAACCTTTCTATCAACTTCAGAAAAATTATGTTTATGAATTAAGATGTGAATTGTTCCGTGCAGAAGATGAAATTCTCGACACCAGTGTTGAAGAAATTGATGACAATCTTATTGATCGTAGATATATACAATCTTTAACTCTTGTAGGAGTTTCCTCTGTTGCAACAGCGATAGCTGGTTTTGTTAGCGGTGCTCTCAGAAGTGTTACAATAACTAATAGAGGTGTTGATTATACTTCAGCACCTAGAGTAGCAATTTCATCTGCTCCTGCAGGTGGAGTAACCGCAATTGGCATCGCCTCTATGATCGGTGCTTTAACTGATTGTGAAGGATTAACGTCGGATTCTAAGGTTCAAGCAGTAGAAATCATTAATCCAGGTATAGGATATACAGTTGCTCCAGGAATCGTTTTCATCGGTGGTGGAGGGTCTGGTGCTGCAGCGACAACGGTTCTTTCTGACAATGGTGCTGTTGGTGTAGTTACAATAACAAGTGGTGGATCTGGATATACTACAGCACCAACGATTACATTCTCAGTTCCAGGCGGTGCAACTGCTACTGCATCAACCACTGCTGGTGGAGTGGGAACTATTGATGCAATTACTATCACCAATCCTGGTATATACTATACCACAGCACCAACTGTCACTATCAGCGGTCCAATTGGTGGAGGAACAACAGCAGAAGCGACTGCAACAATTGGTGCGGCAGGAACAGTTACTACAATTACTCTGACAAATGCTGGTGCTGGATATACATCAGATCCAACAGTAACAATCTCCAACCTCATTGGTGAGAAGGATCCAGATGAAGTAATTGTACCAACTGGAGTTGCTTACATTAGTTCTGCAGGAATTGTTACTTCGATCCGAATCACCAATGCAGGTTTGGGTTACAGCAGTGCTCCTACAGTTACTGTAAGTTCTCCACCTGTAGGTTTAGGAACAACTAGTAAGACATTTGTATTCAATGAGATTGTAACTGGATCTATCAGTGGAACAACTGCTCGTGTTAATGATTGGGATGGAACCACCAATATTTTAGAAGTTTATAAAGTTGATGGAACATTCGTTGTTGGAGAAAATATAACTGGATCGGAAAGTGGAGCAGTAAGTCAATTAAGAAGTCTTGACACTGACGATTTGGTCGATACTTATGCTGAAAATGATATTATAGAATCTGAAGCAGATGACATTATAGATTTTACCGAAAAGAATCCTTTTGGAATACCCTAAATAAATTGACGGTCTAATAAAAATCTATAACATAATATAAAATGTTTGACTATCATTACCACGAAATTTTAAGGAAGACCATCATTGCTTTCGGAACCTTGTTTAATGGATTAACCATTAAACATTCTGATAGTAGCGATGATGTAACTAGCGTTATTAAAGTACCTCTTGCTTATGGACCGTCACAAAAGTTTTTGGCAAGATTGCAGCAATCCGCAAATCTGAATAAACCCGTCCAAATGACACTACCGAGAATGTCATTTGAATTTGATGGTTTGAGTTATGATCCAACTAGAAAAGTTACTTCAACTCAAACTATAATAACTTCTTCTTCAACGGATAAAACACAAGAAAAGAAAGTGTTTATGCCCGTTCCATACAACATGTCATTTGAATTAAATGTAATGTGTAAATTGAACGAAGATGCTCTTCAAATTATAGAACAAATTTTACCAAACTTTCAACCAGCATATACCATGTCGGTCAATTTGGTGAGTGAGATCGGAGAAAAAAGGGATGTTCCAATCATCTTAGATAGTATCACAATGAATGATGATTATGAAGGTGATTTTTCAACTAGAAGAGCATTAATCTATACTCTAAGATTTACAGCAAAAACTTATCTGTTTGGACCAGTTTCTTCTGCATCCAACGATGTTATCAAAAGAGTTTCCATTGGTTATATTGCAGCATCTTCTTCAGGTCTTGATGCACGTAATGGTGGAAGAGATCTTACATACGTTGTTACTCCAAGAGCACTGAAGAACTATACTGGAACTGTAGTTACAAACTTGAATGGAGACATCAGTGCTATTGATACGTCTGTTGTCGTTAATGATGCTAGTAGCATAACAGCAGAAACTTACATTGTTATTGATAATGAAGAATTGTATGTTGAGAGTAAATCTGGAAACACCTTGACAGTTACAAGAGGTGCTGATGAGACAACCGCTGCAGCACACGTTTCTGGATCAGATGTGAAGGCAATTACAGACGCCGATGATGCCTTGATTGAAGTCGGAGATGACTTTGGATTTAGTGGAAGTTTTGAGTGAGTATTATGACAGATAAATTTGATGATTTGAATGATGCATTCAACGTCACTGGAGAAATTGTATCACAAACAAGAGAGACCTCCATCAAAAAGATGGATATGTCCCACGAAGATATTAAAAAGGATTATGAATATACAAGAGGAAACTTATACAGTTTAATTGAAAAGGGACAAGAAGCAATTAATGGCATTTTGGAGTTAGCACAAGAAAGCGAAATGCCAAGAGCATATGAAGTTGCTGGTCAATTGATTAAAAACGTTGCGGATGCAACAGATAAATTGATGGATCTTCAAAAGAAATTAAAAGAAGTTGAAGAAGAAAAAAAATCTGGACCATCAACCGTCAACAATGCATTATTTGTTGGTTCAACTTCAGACTTGGCTAAACTTTTAAAATCTGGACTAAAGGAAGATACTAAATAGTTCTTGGGAGAGAAATCCCAAAGTATTATTTACTCATACCCTTGGTCAAATGGCGAACAATAAGAACAATTTACCATCCATTAATGATTTCGCCGGAAATTATGATGATTTGCCTTCAATTAAAGAGTATTTGAAGGAATCAACTTCAGAAGAACCTGTAGAAAAGGAAGAGGTTCTTCTTGAGGAAGTTAAAGAAGAAAAAAATACAAATTCTGATGGTGTTTTAGTAGAAGTTTTACGTCTGATTAGTGACGTAAGGAAGGATATTCCTAAAGTACCAGAAGTAAAATATTATGATGAAGAATTAGAAAAATTAAGTGAAGAAATTGTAAGAATTAGGGAAGAGGTAAAAGAAACTCCCGAAGTAAAATATTATGATGTAGAAATAGAAGCAATTTGTGATCAAATTGACTCTGTAAAAGAGTATATTTCAGAATCCGTATCAAAAATACCAGAAATAAGAGATAATGTATCTTCATTGGAAGAAACCCTTTCTTATTTAAAAGATACTGTTTCTAATATTCCAGAAGTTAGATATTATGAAGAGGAGTTGGAAACTCTTCGTAGTGCTATTAATGAAACAAAAAATTCTATTCCAAATGTTCCCCATTGGGTACAAGAAACTGAAGATGTTCCCGATTTTTCTTGGTATGTAAATGTTAGAAAAACATTTAATGACATTGGAGAGAATTTTGGTAATGTAAGAGATTCTATTCAATCAATAACTGATAAATTTGATCTTGAAATTGAAAAAATTCAAGAGGAAAAAGAAGTTTTATCTTTTGAAACAAAGATAGAAAAGCAAGCTCTTGAAGAAAAATTAAATCAAACCAAAACCGAAATCTGGGAAGAATTTAAATCTACATCATCTAAAATTTGGGAATATCATAAAGAATTTAAAGATGATGATCGCAAATTAAAAAAACAGATCCTTGGTGAGTACAATTCATTAAAACAATCTGTCAACGAAAAACTTGAAAAAATTAATAATCAAAGTGTAGAAACTGATGAATTATTGTTAGGATACTTTAATAACTTAAGGGAAGAAATTTCAAATTTCCCAGAAGTAAAATATTATGACGAAGACATTGATGATGTAAGACAAGAAGTTATATCGGTAAGACAAAATGTAGAATCAGTAGAATCTGATATTAGTAATCTCTATAAACTTGTAGATATAATTAAGACTTCCCAAAAGCAATTAAAAGAGGAAGTTCAAATTGTAAATGAACCAACAGATAAACCACAAAGTGTTGGGGCAGGAAAAGATCCATTGACACCAATGGATCAAAAGTTTGCTACTCTTGAAGATCTTTCCAAACACTACAGTTTGTTCATTAACAGAATTCAGCAGCAAATTTCTACCATTGGTGGCGGTGGTGCTGGATTTATCAAAGATCTTGATGATGTTAGTTTTGACCAAACTGTTGGTAACAACAAACTTTTAATTTACGACCAAGCTAATTCGAAATGGGTTGGTATTGCTAGTACCGCTCTGGGTGGTGGCAGTGTAGTTGGTGCTGCTGGAACATGGACTACAGACTCTGTTGGTATTCATACAACAAAGAGTGTTGGTATTGCAACCACATCTGCTAAAGCTGGAATTTCCCTTTACGTTGTAGGTGATACTGAAATCACTGGCAATATTTCTGTTGCAGGAACAATAACTTATAATGATGTAACTAATGTAGATTCAATTGGAATTGTCACAGCAAGAAGTGGTATAACCGTTGTTGGTGGAGGAATCACTGTTTCTGGAATTTCTACATTCTATGATCATGTAGATTTCAATAATAATATTTTCCACACTGGTATTGCTACATTTGGATCCTCTAATGGTATTGGAACAGTCACTATTGGATTGGGAAGCACTGCTCTCTATGTCGATGGTGATGCAAGAATTATCGGTATTCTGACTGTTGGTAGAGCGTCTGTTACCATTGACGGTAATAACAATACTATTACTTCTGGTATTGTTACCATTACAAATTCTCAGATTTATCTTGGAGATAATATTACTCTCAGTGGAAGTGCAACAGGTATTAACTCTGCACCTAACGTTTTATATGTTGCAAAAGATGGTAATGATGAAAACAATGGAACTTCTATTGACAACGCAAAATTAACAATTTCTGGAGCAGTAGGAATCGCTACTACTGGAACAGTTATTAAGGTTCTTGCAGGAAACTATGCAGAGAACAATCCAATTGAAGTTCCTGCTTTCGTTTCTATTGTTGGAGATGATTTAAAGACTGTAACTGTAACACCAAATACAGCGACAAAAGATATTTTCCACGTAAGAAAAGGTTGCTATTTGGCAAACATGACATTCACAAACCATACAGCACCTGCTGCTGCAATTGGCTTCCCAACAGCAGAGATAGCAACTAATGTTGGAGGTGGAAAGTGGGAAAGTCCATACATTCAAAATTGCACCAGTAACACTACAACTGGAACTGGATTAAGAATTGATGGTGCTCAAGCAGAAGGACTTAAATCAATTGTTTGTGATAGTTATACTCAGTACAATCAAGGTGGTGTTGGAGTTGCAATTACAAACGAAGGATTTGCACAATTAGTTTCAGTATTTACTATTTGCTGTAACGAAGCGATTACTTGCTATAAGGGATCAACTTGTGATTTGACAAATAGTAACTCAAGTTTTGGAACTTATGGATTGGTTGCAGACGGTGTAAGTAGTCTTCAATCTACTGGTATCGTTACTTCATCTGCAGCTGCAGCGCAAGATAATGTTGTAGTTAATATTGGTGCAGGAACAACAAGACCATATGATGGACAAGTCGTTTATTTTGATCAACTCTATCAAAGTGTAGAGACAATAACTGTTGGATCTGGTGGAACTGGATATACCTCAACTCCAACTGTAACTATCGATGCACCATCTGGACCAAATGGTGAAACTGCAACTGCATTTGCAACACTTGAAGGAGAGAGTGTTTCTGAAATTACTATCATCAGTAGTGGAACTCAATACATAGGTACTCCAAATATTACAATATCTGGACCTCAAAGTGGAATTAATACTGCGACAGCAACTGCATCGATGTCACCAATTTATTATACAATAAATAGTTCGACACCAGTTGTGTCTGGAATTACTACATTAACTCTTGATGAAAACTTGATCAATACTGTTGGTGTTGGTTCAACTGCATATTTTTATCAGCAAAGTAAGATCGTTGCAAGTTCACATACATTTGAATATGTTGGATCTGGTAATGATATTACTTCAGCAACTCCAAAGAGAGGTGGTGTCACAGTTCAAGCAAATGAAGTTGTCACATCAAATGGAGGAAAGGTAGTTTATACAAGTACAGACCAAGCAGGAAACTTCAGAATCGGTGATGAACTACAAATTAATCAAAACACCGGTACAATTAGTGGAAGAGCTTTCACTAGAAGTTTATTCTCAGAAATGACACCCTTTATCTTAGCACTCAGTTAATATGGCACAACTAGCACTCAATAGGTTTCAAACAGAAACTTTAGAAATCACTACAGACTCACAAACAGCATACACCGCTCCGACTGGATACACAGCGATTGTGTTGTATGCACATGTCACTAATTATGGAGCATCTGATGCGACTGTAACTATGTCACATAAGAGAAGTTCCACAACAACCGAAATAATCAAAGAAGGTACTGTCCCAGTCAATGATGCATTTATTCCACTTGATGGAAAACTTGTATTGGAGACGAGTGATTCTATTCAAGTTTCTGGGAGTGCTAACAGCACGCTAAAATTAATCTTAAGCGTTTTGGAGACTGCAAACTGATGCCAAAACTCATTAGCCAAAAAAACCTTAGAAAACCAACTGCTAATGGGTATGTACTTTCTAGCAGCACTGTTGGAGTTCAGTCTTGGGTAGATAACAGGTCTGTAGGGATAAACAGTGGAGGATCCATAATAGGAACCGCTAGTACAATTAATATCGCAAATAAAAATACTGTTACAGTTTCTTCAGGAATTGCAACTGTAACACAATTGACTGATCCTCTTACGATCATAGGTTTATGAAGACTTTTAAAGAATTTCAAGAGTCTTGGACTAATAAATATAAAAAGAGTATTGATTGCTCAAATCCGAAAGGATTCTCTCAGAAAGCACATTGTGCTGGACGTAAAAAAAGAGCAAGAGGTGAACAAACTAAATCAAAACCAGTTGAATGAAAAAGAACGGTCGCTGCCCAGAGGGACAATACTACTGCTACACCAATAAGGAATGCAAACCCATTCCAAAGGGGTTTATGGTGGATCCTCAAGGTATGCTCCGTAAAGAAAATGGTGCTTCAATTGATGAGGCAAGTAAAAGTGGAGATTCATCACTTCGTGATTGGTTTAGTAAAAGTAAATCATCAGACGGGAAACCTGGTTGGGTTCAACTGGGTGGTAAATATGCTGGAAAACCTTGTGCTAAGCAACCAGGTCAAACCACTAAACCAAAGTGTGGTTCCAGTAAAATGAAGCGTGCTCTCTCCAAAGATGAGGAGGAAAGAGCATTTCGTCGTAAGAACAGTCAAGATCCAAATCCAGACAGAAGAGGGAAGGCAATTAACGTGGCTACTGAAGAAACGAAAAAAGATCATGAATATTCAATGGCACGTTCTGAACTCAAAACTGTCAAAAATGCTGCTAAAAGACTTGAAAAGAAAATGGGCAAAAAAGGAGAAGGAAACCTTGAAGCTTGGGTTCAGTCTAAAATTACAAAGGCAGCAGATTATATTGATACTGCAGCAGACTACGTGACAAACGAAGCAGCGGGAGAGAAAGACGCTTGCTATCATAAAGTAAAGTCACGCTATAAGGTTTGGCCAAGTGCATATGCGTCAGGAGCACTGGTCAAATGCCGCAAAAAAGGTGCATCTAATTGGGGAAATTCAACGAAGAAAGAAGAATTTTCTGATTGGAGAGAAGAATTAGAACTTGATGAGAAGTGTTGGAAAGGGTATGAGAAGAAGGGCATGAAGACTATGTTTGGTAAGAGATATCCAAACTGTGTCAAAAAAGAAGAGTCTTGTCCAATTTGTAATTGTGATCCTTGCCAATGTCTTGAAGGAACAATAAATGAATCCATTAGAATGCCAACAAGAGTTGGAAATATTGTTTTGGTTCATTTAACTTTTAGGGGAAAATATTATGCAATGAAAATGTTTTTCCCCCATGCGAAAGTACCTTCTAGAAAAGACGTTCAAAATGAAATAGTCAAAGTATATCCTGGCGCAAAACTACAAAGTTTTCAAGTATCCGAGTATGAACCAGGACAACCATTCCTCCAAGTCTCAGAAGGAAGAGACGAAAACGGAGAAGGAATTGAGGAAAATATTGGATATGACAATCAAACATCAACAGAATTGCCTAAGAATGCCAAAAGGTCATCAGTAGATGAAGACTGGCAATCAGTAAATCGTAAAGACAAAACTGATGGATTAAGCCCAGCTGCTGTAAAAGCATATCGCCGCGAAAATCCAGGTTCCAAACTGAAAACTGCTGTTACCAAAAAACCATCAGAACTTAAAGCAGGGTCTAAAGATGCAAAACGTCGTAAGTCATTCTGCTCAAGAATGAGTGGAATGAAAAAGAGATTGACCTCTGCTAAAACTGCAAGAGACCCAGATTCAAGAATTAATAAAGCCCTTCGTCGTTGGAACTGTAATTAAAATGAAATCTTTTCAACAATTCATCTCAGAAAGCGTCACTATTCATGGTGACTTTAATGGAACTCTCAATGTAGGCGGAGATCCAGTTCAACAAAAGGTTGATGAACAAAACCAATACATTGCAGATGTAGTTTGGATGGGAAGTATATATAGAATGAAAATTGAAAGGAAAGAGTCCTATAGACTTCCAACAACACAAGAACTAGCAGAGCAACTTCAAGGAGAATATCCTGGGGCGATCGTTCAACGAATTTATCCAGTAGAACCAAAACCAATTGTAAAAATAGCAGATGTAAAGAGATATCATCCAGGCAAATTAGAGTGGGTATAATTTTATGGCACAGTGGAATAAAGTTGAACAAGATTTTTTAAACCAGGAGAGAAGTCTCTTTGAGGTTTATAACATTGCAGATCACTGGGGAAACCAGACAGACTGGAGACCTCAGTTTTCTGACAATAACAGACTAAAGGTTGCTCCTTTCCAAACAATTTTCTTCAATACTTTCCAGTATGGTAAGGAGACTGATGTATGGGATGAGAGAATCACTGGTGTTGGAACTGCTAATCATAATACCAATTCCAGTAATGTGGTTATGGAGGTCGGAGATACTGCTGGTAGTAAGGTTGTCAGGCAGACTAAACAGGTAATGAGATACATTCCTGGCAGACCAGCAACTCTCGCATTTGCAATTCGTCTGGAAGCACCACAAGTCGGTATTCGTAGAAGATTCGGATTGTTTAATGAGACCGATGGTGCTTACTTTGAGGATGATGGTGGCACATATTCTTATGTAATTCGCAGCAGTGCATCTGGTATCACTACAGAAACAAGAGTAACCAGAGAAAACTGGAATGGTGAAAAGTTTGATGGTAATGGATACACTGGTGTAACTGCTAATGCTACAAAACAGCAGATGATTTCCATTAACTATGAATGGTATGGTGCAGGTGG